GGTTGATGGCATTCGCAAATGGGTTGAGATTAGCCACAATAATTTAAAATAATTTCAGTTTGTCTAACATCTTTAAATTGGTAGAGACCAAGCCTTCTCGGTAGTTTTGTTAGGACTAAATAACCCGATCAGAAATGGTCGGGTTTTTTATTATCTAAAATTCAGCAGAAGGAAAAAATATGCAATTAGCTAATCCAGAAAACTTTAAGCGATTTGTACAAAATAAAGATGCAAAAACGATTACCACATCAGAAATGGTAGCAAAAGTTTTTGGTAAATATCATCATCACGTTATGCGTGATATTCGTGAAATTTTAGAGGCAGGAGATGATGAATTTAACCGAACCAATTTTGGTTTGGTTGAATATATCGACAAAAAAGGCGAAAAACGTCCAATGTTCGAGATGACAAAAGACGGTTTTATGTTGCTAGTTATGGGATATAAGACCAAAAAAGCAATGGCAATTAAAATTGCATACATCAAAGCCTTTAATTTTATGCAAGAGCAGTTAGTTCAAAGCGGAATGACACTCCTTGAACAATATTACCAAGTGCTTGGCGAATATCAGTCAGATAAACGTTTTGCGAGTTTATGCGGTGCTGGCTTAAGTCAATGGAAAGGTAAAAAGCCATTGCTTGAAGGAACGCTAAGCGTTTTTGAAGATAAACTGCAGATTGAACTGCCGATTAAGTAAGGATTTTCTATGTCAGACGTGAAAGGAAAATCCACGTCTGGTCGTGGATTAACGCCTAAACAAGAAAAATTTTGTCAGCTTTATATTGAGCTGGGGAATGCGAGTGAAGCATATCGGCAAGCGTATGATTGCTTAAAAATGCAAACGAGCACCATCAATACAAAAGCAAAAGAATTATTAAAGAACGGTCCGATCACGGTCCGTATTGAAGAACTGCAACAAGAGCACAGACAACGCCATAATCTTACCATAGATAACATCATTGCTGACTTGCAAGAGTATCGTGATATTTGTATGGGAAGAAAGCCGCTTACCATTACCACCGTGGTAAAAAACGCTCAAGAAGGAACGGCTCAAAGCGTTAATACCGAATGTTTCGTTTTTGAACCGACAGGTGCAAACAAAGCCCTTGAGTTACTCGGTAAGCATCTTGGTATGTTTAAAGATAGAGTCGATGTGACCTCAGGCGGTAATGTGTTACCTGCAGTCATCAACATTAGTTTTAGCGATGAACCAGAAGAACATTAAATTTCCCCCGAAATTCCGACCGCTCTTTGAATCTATTTGGCGTTTTATTATCTTCTATGGCGGACGTGGTTCTGGGAAAAGTTTCAGCATTGCCCGTGCGTTAGTGTTACGTGCTTATACTCAACCGATTCGGGTGTTGTGTTGTCGTGAAATTCAGAAATCGATTTCTGATTCTGTGATTCAGATGTTGGCAGATCAGATTGAAATGCTTGGCTTGCAAGCCTTTTTTGATGTACAGAAAACGCAAATTATCGGGCAGAACGGTTCTCGTTTTACGTTTGCTGGGCTGAAAACCAACATCACTTCAATCAAGTCAATGACGGGTATTGATGTGGTTTGGGTGGAAGAAGGCGAGAATGTTTCAAAAGAAAGCTGGGATGTGTTGATTCCGACCATTCGTGAAGATGGATCGCAGATTATTGTGAGTTTCAACCCGAAAAACATTCTGGACGATACTTATCAACGCTTTGTGATTCATCCACCTGAACGGTGTAAATCGGTCTTAGTGAATTGGCAAGATAACCCCTATTTTCCCAAAGAGCTATTAGAAGATTTGGAGCAAATGCGTGAGCGTGATTATGAGCTTTATCGTCACGTTTATGAGGGCGAACCTGTCGCTGATTCTGATTTGGCGATTATTAAGCCTGTTTGGATTGAATGTGCTGTTGATGCTCACAAACGTTTGAACTTTACCGCAAGCGGTCGAAAAATTGTGGGCTTTGACGTTGCCGATGATGGGGCTGATGCGAATGCTATCTGTTTTGCACACGGTTCTGTGGTGCTTGGTTTAGAAGAGTGGCGGGGCGAAGATGTGATTAAATCAGCATTACGCACCCATTCAAAAGCAGTGGAATGGCAAGCAGATGAAATTGTTTTCGACTCTATCGGTGTTGGTGCGGGTGTGAAAGCAAAATACCGAGAAATTGAGACGAATCAGATCAACTGTATCGGCTTTAATGCGGGTGCTGCGGTGTTTAATCCTGATTCCTTTTACACACAAGGCAAGAAAAACGGTGATATGTTCGCCAATATTAAAGCACAAGCGTGGTGGCAATTACGAGATCGTTTTTATAAGACCTATCGTGCGATCAAATACGGCGATGTTTATCCCGTTGATGAAATGATTTCACTCAGTAGCGATATACCTGATTTGGACTATTTAAAAGCAGAACTCTCTCGCCCTCGCGTAGATTACGATAATAACGGCAAAGTACGGGTAGAAAGTAAGAAAGATATGCGTAAGCGTGGAATTCCCTCGCCGAATAAAGCGGATGCACTCGTGATGTGCTTTGCCCCAATTAGACGCGATGTGCTCAAACAAACCGCCCTCAAACTCTATTAAGGATTCACTATGTCAGTTCATCTTCCCACCGCTGAAATGGTGGAGTTAACCAAGAAAACCAAAATCATTGATGATTTACTCGGTGGCACGGCAACAATGCGAAAAGCCGCACAAGCCTACCTTTTTCAAATGGAAATGGAAGAGCCCGATAGTTACCGCAAACGCCTTGAGCGTTCAACCCTTTATCCTGCCTTGTCGGAAACCCTTTCGCAAATGACAGGTCGTGTATTCTTCAACCCGATTGATGTTGCCGATGTGACAGAAACAGTGCGAGCCCTTTTTGATGATGTGGATTTAGTAGGCAATAACCTTGATGTGTTTGCCTCCCGCTGGTTTTATTCCGCCTTGGCATATGGTTGCTCTTTTGCTTTGATTGATTTCACGCGTGTTGAAGCGGTGAAAAGCCGTGCGGAAGAGAAAGCCTTAAATGCCCGTCCTTATTGGGTGCATATTAAACCGCATCAAGTACTGGGAATGAAAACCGCACGAGTAAATGGTAAACAAGCAATTACTCAATTTCGCTATGTTGTCAATGAACAGGTTGAGGATGGCGAATTTGGTGTAAAAACCGTGAAATACGTTTATGTGTATGAAATCGGCAAAGTGCGGAAATTTAGCGAAGCAGAGGGTGAATTTCGTTTTGAATCGGAATTGCAACTGACGGCACAAAATCGACCGCTTGATTTTGTGCCTGTCGTGCCATTTATCACCAAGCGTAACGAACTCACTAATGCCATTGAGCCGCCTTTAATGGAGTTGGCGTATTTGAATGTAAAACACTGGCAAAGCCAATCAGATCAGGACAACATTACTAACATTGCTCGCGTACCGTTGTTAGCGATTTATTCCAATGATGAAGTGAAACAGCTTGCTATTGGTGGCAGTGCGGTTCATCTTCCAACGGGTAGCTCAATGCAATTTGTTGAACATTCAGGACAAGCCATTGCTTCAGGTGTGGAAAGCCTCAAAGACTTAGAAGAGCAAATGAAAACCGCAGGGGCGAAGTTGCTTACCAAAACCGCCTTAGCAATGACTGACAGCCAAGCCCGCGATGAAGCAGGCAAAGAAATTTCCCAATTGCGATTGCTTGCTAATCGTTTTGAAGATGCGATTGATTTAGCCTTGGAATATACAGGGCATTGGCTTGGCATTGCCAAAGAGCACGTGGGTAACGTGCAGATTTCGGGCAACATTGAAAACGACCTTGACCCTTCTGCTTCAATGGCAAGCGTGATTCAGTTGCGTAATGCAGGCGTGATTTCGAATCAATCCACCTTTGACGAAGCCAAACGCCGCGGCTTATTGGCAGACGGCTTAGAATGGGACACAGAGCAAGAACGCCTGCAATCGGAGGGAATGCATTTTGACCTCGAAGAAACATCAGAAAAAAACGCTTAGACAACGTATTGCCCATGCTTTAACTGACCGCAAAATCTTGTATTTTCGCTATGATGCTCACTTGCGACAACAGGTGTACAAGCGGTTAAATGCACTGCAAAAATTGCTGATTAACCGCATCAGTGCTATCGGTGTTGAAGCTTTGCCCGCGAAAAAACTGGATAAACTGCTCACCGAACTGCAAACAGAGATTGCAAAAACTTACCAAGAAACGACCGCTTACACGCAAGACGAGTTAAGCGGTTTTTTATCGCTTGAAGCAGCCAAAATCAGCCAGCTTTATAACGATGAAATCGGCTTTGATTTGTTTAATGATGTACCAAAAGAACGGATTAAAGCGATTAAAAACGTTGCTGTGATTGAAGGGCAACCGTTAGAAGCATGGTGGAATAAACAGCGTGCCGATTTAGCCTTTAAATTTGAGGGGATTATCCGCTCTGGTGTAGCAGAAGGCAAACAAAACGGACAACTTGCCACTGAAGTGCGTGAGTTAATGAGCGTTAGCCGTCGTACCGCAGATACTTTAGTCATTACCTCTGTGGCAAAAGTGGCTGACACTGCCCACGAAGCCTTGCGTGATGCCAATCTTGATATTCTGCAAGGCGAAGAGCATCTTTCTACCCTTGATATGCGAACTTCTACCGTTTGCCAAGTGCGTGATGGCAAGCAATGGGATTTAGGCAAAAAGCCAATCGGACATAACATTCCCTACAAGCGCCCACCGTTGCACCCACGTTGTCGTAGCATTCTTCAGCTTGTGACCAAAAGCTGGGAAGAATTAGGCGTGCAAGGTATGCAAGAAATGCCCACCAGCACCCGTGCCTCAATGGACGGTCCAGTTGATGAGCGGGTTAACTATGAGAGTTGGCTCAACAGTAAAACAGCTGAAGAGAAAGAGCAGATTCTGGGTAAAGGTAAAGCCGATTTATGGCAACGTGGTGTAATTACTTTCTCGGATATGTTAGACCAATCTGGCAGGGCGTTGACGTTGAGGGATTTACAAAAATCCTATACGCAATCTTGGATAGCGGAAGATATTTATCAACGTATTTCAGAAGAAGTAAAAAACAGTCTTAAAATTCAGGCATTTAAAGCCGCTTATAACATTACTCATCACGAGCTTGTTGCAATGAAAGCCTACACGAGCGAGCTTTATTGGGATTTAAATTACAATATGCGTAATGATAATCTTACACTAACCGATAAGCGGTTTATTGCTGTGGTAAATCAAGGGTTGGACAAAGTGCCTGCTTATAACGGTATGACTTATCGCGATACGACTTTGCCAGATGAGGTATTAGAAAAATATCAGATAGGTAAAATAGTCACAGAAAAAGCTTTTACGAGTTCAAGCATTGATAATAGTTTATCAACTTTTAAAGGTAATGTTCGATTTATTATTCAAAGTAAGAATGGTAAAATAATCGAAGATATTAGTGATTATCCTGATGAACGAGAAGTTTTATTTAAAGATAGAACTAAGTTCTTTATAAAAGATCGCTATATGAATGGTAATGTTACCGTAATTGAAGCGAGGGAATTATAAATGTCAGTGCTTGATTTACCTTTAGAGGAGCAAAAACGGATTGCGAAAGAGGTTTTTCAAATGCCTTTTGAAGAATGGGTGGAAGATATGAAAACTTCTTTGAAAGAGGCAAAAGAATTTCAAAAGAAACTTGAAAATTACAAACCGACCGAAGAAGAAAAGGCTCGTAAAATAAAAGCACTTCGAGAAAATCCCAATGCTATTCATTTCTACCGTAGAGTAACTGATAATTACAATTTAACGGTGGAAGAAGCGATTGAAGCCATTAGACGTAGTTAATAAAACATTATATTGAACCGCTTACAGCAATGTAGGCGGTTTTTTTATATCTAAATAATGGAAAAATGATGAACTTACAAAAAATTGAAAACTTTAACCAATTTGTCCAAGTTAAAGGCAACAAAATTATTACTGATATTTTAACCATTGCACGCGTGTTTGGTAAACGTCATACGGAAGTATTGCGTGCGATCAGAAACTTGCATTTACCCAATGAATTTAGCCAACGCAATTTTGCGTCGGCTAATTATTTTGATAAACAAGGTAAATCTCGTTTAATGTACGAAGTCACGAAAAACGGCTTTATGTTCCTTGTAATGGGCTTTAACGGGCAAAAAGCGGATGCGTTGAAAGTGGCATTTATTGAAGCCTTTGACTACCTCATTACTCAAGCCAATAAATCAAGCTATCAACTTTTGGAAGAATATCAGCAACTTTGCCTGAATAAAAGAATGGAAGAAGAATTTGCAAGCTATTGCGGAAAAGGCTTAAATCGCTGGAAAGGGAAAAAGCCGAATTTGCAGCATAAAATACAATCTTTGGAAGATAAAATCCAAATTAACTTGAATCTAATGATTGATGAAAATTTGTTAACGAATAAATAAACCCTGAACATTATAGCATTCAGGGTTTTTTATTACCCCCAAATTCACCGCGCTTAATGCGGTTTTTTTACGCCTTGGAAAAGGTACAACCTTAACTAACTGGAAGGAAATCCAATATGAAATTAAAACTTGATGAAAATGGGCACGTGGTTGTTGAAAACGGGATGCCTGTGTATGTTCACGAAGACGGGAAGGAAATTCCGTTTGATGCCACAAAAGCCACAGCCAAAATCGCAGAGCTTAACAGTGAGGCGAAAAAACACCGTGAAGCCAAAGAGCAGGCGGAAGCAAAACTTTTGGCATTTTCGGGGATTGACGATCCGAAAGCAGCAATCAAAGCCTTGGAAACGGTGAAAAATCTCGATGATAAGAAGTTGATTGATGCGGGCGAAGTGGAAAAGGTGAAAGCAGAAATGCGTAAAACCTTTGATGAACAACTGGCAGAATCCAAATCTCAAGCTGAAAAACTGCAATCGCAATTGCACGCAGAACTAATTGGTGGTTCGTTTGCTCGTTCTAAATATGCTGCAGAACATTTAAATTTACCTTCTGATGTGGTGCAAGCCTTCTTCGGTAAGCATTTCAGTATTTCAGATGAAGGTAAAGTGGTGGCGAAGTTCGCCGATGGCAATGAAATTTACAGCCGTTCACGCCCAGGTGAAAAAGCTGATTTTGAGGAAGCATTAGAGGCGTTAGTCGGGGCGTATCCAAATAAAGATGCGATTTTAAAACCATCAGGCACATCAGGTTCAGGTGCAGGCACAGGAACAGGCGGTGGTAATGCCCCGAAATCCCTTGCCGAATGCAAAACTGACGCAGAAAAAATTGCGTATATGCAACAACATTCATAATCGGGTGCAAGAGATTGCACCTTTTTTATTTACGGTGCAATCGCACCATAACATAGGAGCTTATTATGGCTTTTGACTTACAAGTCTTCAACAAACAAACGCATTTAGCGTTAACTGAAACTGTCGATCAAGATATTGAAAAATTCAATCAAGCCTCAGGTGGCGTGATTACCTTGCAAAACGCCCCAACGCAAGGTGATTTTGATATTCGTGCGAGCTTTAAAGCGATTCAAGGCTTAGTGCGTCGTCGTAATGCTTATGGCAGTGGTACAGTGCAAGCGAAACGCTTAGAGCAATTACTCAATGTAGCCGTAAAAGTGGCTGCAGGCACGCACCCGATTGAGTACGAGCCGCAACAATATCGTTGGGTATTACAAAACCCTGAGCTTGCGGCGGTAGAAATCGGGCAACAACTTGCCAAAGCCCGTTTAGCGGATATGTTAAACACCGCAATTTTAGGGGCAGTTGCCGCAATTGGTGGACAAACTACAGCCGTGTTAGACGACAAGAAAAACGCTCCGAATTTCCGTACGCTCAACAAAGCGGCAGCATTATTTGGCGACCGCTCTAGTGCATTAAAAGCGTGGATTGTGCATTCAACCACCTTACACACCTTGTACGACAACGCCTTAACCAACGCAGAACGTTTGTTTACTTACGACAACGTGAGTGTGATGCGTGATCCCTTTGGTCGCTTGTTTGTGGTTACAGACAGCCCTGCATTAGTGGATAGCACTGGTGCGGCTTATAACACGCTTGGCTTACAAGAAAATGCGGTGATGGTGAGCGGTAACAACGACTTCAACAGCGAAATGCAGCCAAAATTAGGCGGTGAAAATATCGCAGCGGTTTATCAAGCAGAATGGACTTATAACTTAGGTATTCTCGGTTATGAGTGGGATATGACTGCAGGCGGTAAATCTCCTGATGATACTAAATTAGGGGCTTCAGCCAACTGGCGTAAAACGGCTACCTCATTGAAAGATACTGCAGGCGTGTTGGTGAAAACCAAGTAGTCATGACAAAAGTGAAACCCCAAGTAACGCGAATTACTTGGGGCTTCTTTCATTCCAACTTCCAACACAAGAAGGAATAAATCGTGGATCATTTTACATTTATTTTGAATCTAATTAAAGAGGTAGTGATGGAAAGTCAAAAACTTTCGCCGATACGATTCTGGGCGTTATGGCTCTTGCCTGTAGTGCTTGTGATTGCTTGGAAATTACCTGATATTCTTTCAGTATTGTTACATTAAGGAGCAAAAATGACCGCTTATCTTTCCGTAGAAGAAGCCAATGCGTATCACAATTTACGAATGAGCAAAGAGGCGTGGGCAGAGTTAGACGAAGAGGAAAAGGCTCGTCGCTTGGTGAGTGCGTCAGATTTCTTAGATGTGAATTACCGCTTTATGGGCGAAAAAGCCGACCCAATGCAGCTACGCCAATTTCCGCGTAAAGGATTTGAATCGTTAAAAATCCCTACTGCAATTATCTATGCTGTGTGTGAACTGGCATTACAAGAAAATCTCAACCAAAACGCAGAGCAGAAGATGACCAGCGTGAAAGTCGGCAGTTTATCGGTCAATTATGATCACCGTTCAACGATTGCCGATAGCAGTAACCGCTTTGATTATGTTAGGCAACTGTTAGTCGCTTGGTTAGATCGCAGTAGCTTTGGCGTGGTGAAATTGGAGCGTGGCTAATGCAACTTTATCAAAACTTACAGCAGGTCTCGACCAAGCTTATTCGCCAGTTTGGCAGCCCTTGTGTGATTTCACAAGTGAAAACGGGCAAATATAACCCCGAAACGGGCGAGGTCAGCCAATCAAAACGCCGTGTATCGGCATCCTGTTTATTTGATACGCTTGCCTACGATTTTAGCCGTCAGACCACTCATGCCGATGTTCAAGTGGGCGATGTGTTGATGTTACTCACTGAAAAAGCTGATGTGAACGACATTGTGTCTGTCAATGGCGAAAAGTGGCAAGTGATTCGGGTGCAGCCGATTCGTCCTGCACAACAAGCGATTTATTATCAAGCACAAGGAAGACGTTATGGGTAGATTTAGTGCCACCATTGATGGCTTTGTGGATTCCGCATTATTGGCTCAAACACAAGGCTTTCGCAAAATTGCGTTAGATATCCTCAACAAGGTACAGAAGAAAACACCTGTTGATAGTGGCGCGTTGCGACGTTCATGGACGGTTGCCTTGAATGCTGTACCGAGCAATTACGATGGCAGTCAAATTGCCATTGCTCAGGCTCGGTTGTCCGATACGATAGTGATTGCGACGGACAAACCTTACGCCCCTATGCTAGAGTATGGGTTATATCCTAGCCCTTCCAAAACAGGGAAGACACAACGCGGTTATTCTGTGCAAGCCCCTCAAGGGATGATTCGCATTTCTGTGGATGAAATCAATGCGTATTATGCTCAACATTCAACGCTGTGAGGCAGGCAATGAAACCGCAAATTCGACGCATTTTAGAAAGTCATTTAGCAAAATTGGATTCTTTTCCGACCGCTTGGGAAGGGGTGAAAACAGAGCCTAAACTGCCTTATCAAGCGGTCTATTTATCGGTCAATACAGCAAATACCAGTACGATTTCCGATAAACCGCTTGCGACAGAAACGGGCTTTTTACAGCTCACCTTATTTTTTGACAACGGGCAAGGCACAAAAGCGATTGAGCAGAGAGCGAGTCAGTTACGCCAACATTTCTACGGCTTGAGTGTGGTTGAATCCCACATTCAGCTGATTATTCATCACCCACCGCAAATCGGTGGGCTTTTTTTATCAGGTAATAGCCTTGCGTTGCCGATCACAATTTCTTTCACCGCCTATGAATTAGGAGCATAATTTGATGCAAGTCTTAATCTTTCTATTGTATAATTTTAGAAAAATTGGAGGCCAAAATGAAAAAAACTCTTAAAATTCTATTTGTGATTTTTTTTGTTTTTCCTTTTGTAATAGGTGTAATTAAAAGCCTAACGAGTTCTAATGGCGAAGGGAAATCCCAAAATCAAAACAAGGATGAAACAGAAAGAACACTTTCCCAAAGCGATTTTGAAAAGGTGTATTTACCTATGACGAAAAAGGCTTATCCTAAAGCTCATAAAAAATGGGGGGATGATGGTTTTCATAAAATCAACGCCTTAGCGTATGATGCTGCGAAACTTGCTTATCAATCTAAGCGATGTGATGAGATTATAGATGTTAGTTTATCTGATAACCAAAGCGAGCCGAAATCTAGAATTGTATTTTTTGTAGATTGTAAAAATAAGGAACGCTTTTATATTAGCGAGAATGATATAAAATCAAAATTAACTGTACAATCTGTTAAGGAAAAGTTTGGGAAAATTGGTCAATATGAATATTATCGTTATTGCTTAGATATGGTTAAAAAAAGAGCCAATTTCCCTGCAACTGTCGATTCAAGTATTTTTAATAAAATAGTTCGCCCTAGTGTTACTGGGGATATTGTTGTTCAATTAGAATTTTCGGCAAAAAATGCATTTGGCGTAGAAGGCAAATATAATGCAGAATGTAGCTTTTATGAGCATAATCGAACAGCAGATATAAAGATTACAGAAATAAAATAAAAATTTTAAAAGTAACCGCTTGTAAGAATTTGGCTTACAAGCGGTTTTTTATTGCCAAAATTTTCATTATGGAGGAATTGTATGGCAAATTCACAAGGGACACAGCGTTCGGTGGCACTGTCTAAAGAAACCACTTTCGGCACGAAACCTGCCAAAAACATGGCGAAATTATTGCCTCGTATTGAAACTTCACTTAACGTTAATTTTGAGTCATTCCAGTCTGAAGAAATTCGTACAGACATGCAACGTGCGGCTTCGATTGTCGGGTTTGAAAAAGTCGAAGGCGATGTAAAAGGTGAACTTGCCGCAGGTCAATGGGCGTGGGCATTTGCCGCTGCTTTACGGGGTGCTTTTGGTGCTGAAGCGAAACCGCCGATTATCAAGAAAACCGCAAACGGGCAAGGTGAGAAAAATGGCAAGATTTTAGTTATACCACAAACTGCACATTCGACGGATAGCTTCACGATTGAAGACTGGTTTAAAGATATTGGCTTATCTCGCCAGTATCTCGGTTGCCGTGTATCAAAATTATCACTGGAAGTGGAGCCGAATGGCATTGCCTCTGTTACCGTCACCTTTTTAGGGCAACGTGGGGAAGAGCAAACAGCCCAATACTTTACCAATCCGCCTGATATTGCACAATCGGGCAAACTAGCGGGCGTGAAAGGGTCATTGCAAGTCAATAAGCAACAAATGGCACTGATTACCTCATTTAAGCTCGATATTGATTTGAATGCATCCAGTGAAGCCGTGCTAGGGGCGACTTATGCCCCCGATGTGTTCATTGGCACCGTTGCCGTCAGTGGTTCGTTTACGATGTATCTGCAAAATAAAGCTATGATTGATGCGGTACGTCTTGGCACAAATCTTTCACTAGCCTTGCGAATGGATGCCGAAACAAGCAACGACAGCGATTATATGGCAATCATCTTACCAGCAATTAAGGTAACGTCCTCTGAAATCGATGACGGGGCGAAAAACTTAATGCAAACCCTTAATTTTGATGCCTTCCCAGGTGTGTGGGATGCAGCCAGCACGATTGACGACAGCTTAAAAGTGGCGACCACGATGATTGTACAAGATACGTTGGCTTAATACCTTTACAAGCGGTCAATATTGACCGTTTTTTTTTGCAACATAAGGAAATTTTATGGACTTAAAAAATTTATCAAAATCAGCTTTAGCAGAAACGTTCACCTTTAACTTACTTCATCCTGAAACGAGTGATGAATTGGGGGTGAAAATCAGTGTGGTGTCGGCAAAATCAGACAAGGCATTTGCTTACTTGCAGAAAAAACTGAAAAAAGAGCAATTGCGTGAAATTGAAAATGCCAAAAGTCGTAAGCCTCAATTAAAAGGTTTAGATGAATTACGCACAGAAACCTTAGAGCTTGCCTTAAGCCGCTTAGAGAATTGGGACGGTTTAGAATGGGAAGGTAAACCACTTGCCTTTAGCGAAGAAAATGCCCGTATGGTATTGAGTGAATGCGATTGGATGATTGATCAAATCCTGGAATATTCCAACGATTTGGGAAAGTTCTTGACGGCTTAATTGACGACTTGCTGCGTTACGCCCAAAAAGAGTTTGAGCTGGATAAACACCCCAAAGAGAGTAAAGCGACCTTGCGGGCACATTTACTCTCGCTGTATGAGCAGACAGGCGAAATGCCCGTCGAGCTTGAAAATGAGCCACCGAATGATGCGGTGGCTTATTTATTGGGTTATTTCCAACAACTTTCCACGGCAAGGCAGTGCGGAATGAGCTTGAACCCGCTTACTTTTACGGAAATGGAGGCGTGGGGCAGGCTCTATAAAATGAAGCTCGACAGTTGGGAAATTGATGTGATTAAACAATTGGATTTAATTTATCTCAACACGCAAATGGAGCATTGATGGAAACCTTAAATTTTAGTCCTGATTATCAAGCGAGCAAAAAGCAAAGCCCGAAATTGAGTGAGGTTGATTTTGGCGATGGCTATACCCAATCTCGCCCGCAAGGGTTGAACCATAATCGAGCGACCTTTAATCTGACTTTTAGTGGTAATCCTGCTCATATTCGGCAGATTGATGATTTCCTCACAAGACACGGTGGCTATCAAGCCTTTCTCTGGACGCCACCTTTTGGTCAACAGGGGAAATATAAATGTAAAGAGCATCAAATTACCTACCAACAAAGCTATTGGCAACTGACTGGCGAGTTTGAGGAGGTCGTTTCATGACCGCAAATATCACCCCCAAATTCCAGCTCGAACTGGCAAAACTGGAACAAACAGCGTTGCTTGACTTATTCGAAGTCGATATGCAACAGCTTACGGGCAAAGACGGCAATCGTGGCGAGCTGTTCCGTTTTTATGCGGGTACAAATGAACTCACTCAGCCGATTATTTGGCAAGGTAACCGCTACACACCCTTTGGGGTAAAGGCTGAAGGCTTTGAAATGTCAGGGCAGGGGGCGAGCAATCGACCAACGCTCACAGTAGTCAATTTTGATGGCTTTGTGACCACCCTCTCGAACAACTTCGAGCAATGCTTAGGTGCGATTGTACGCAGACGGCAAGTGTATGCCCAGTTTTTAGATGCAGCGAACTTTAAAGAGGGCAACCGCAATGCCGATCCACAGCAAGAGCGAGTGAGTTATTACCTGATTGAGCAATTAACCACGCTCACGCAAGATATTGCTACCTTTACGCTGGCGTTGCCGACCGAAACCGATAATGCCTTGATTAACAAGCGAACGATTTTAGTCACGTGCCCGTGGGTGTATCGCTCAACCGAATGCGGTTATACGGGCAACCCTGTTGCGGACGAAAAAGACCAACCGACCACCGACCCAAAAAAAGACAAATGTTCGGGGTGCTTGCGGGGTTGCCAACTACGTAATAACACCCTCAACTATGGTGGGTTTATTGGGGTCAATAAATTGGGGTAGAAAATGAAAACGATTGAACAAACCATTTTAGACCACGCTAAACAATGCGAACCGCAAGAAGCGTGCGGGTTGATTCTCAGCGACCCTATGATGGGCGAGCGGTTTTATTACCCTTGCCAAAACGTGGCAACAGATCCACTCAATTTCTTTGAGATTACCCCCGAAGAACAAATTGAGGCGGAAAAACTGGGGTGGATTGAGGCGATTGTTCATTCACACCCGAATGGCGAACCTGTGCTCTCACTTGCCGACCGTCAAATATTCGCTCACACCGATTGCGATTGGCTTTTAGTCTGTGATGGCAGATTGCAACGTTTCCCGAAAATTGCACCGCTTGTTGGCAGAACCTTTGAGCACGGCAAAACCGATTGTTACACGTTGTTTAAAGATTTCTACTTTTTAGCAGGTTTAGATATGGATGAGTTCAATCGTCCCGATGAATGGTGGCACAACGGGCAAAATCTTTACTTGGATAATCTCGAAGGGCAAGGCTTCAAGCGGTTAGATTCTCAGGAAACTTTGCAAATTGGCGATGTAATCTTAATGCAAGTAGGGGCGAACGTGCCGAATCACGCAGGCATTTACTTAGGCAGTCAGATGGTGTTGCACCATAGTCCCAAACGACTTAGCAAGCGAGATTTATACGATGGCTACTGGCTCAAACATACACACTCGATTTGGCGACATAACAATGCCGAGCAGTTGGGTTTTTCCATTCCGATTTCTACTTTATAGGGCATCTCTATGATCAAGATTAAATTCTACGGCTCACTCAAGCGTTTTGGCACGGATTTTCAGCTGGATTGCCAAACGGTGGCAGAGGCGTTAAAAGCCTTAATGAGCCAACTAAAAGGACTGCGTCACATGATGCAACAAGGGATGTATAAAGTCCGTATTGGTTCGCAATATTTAGATAATCGATACCTGGAAAAAGGCTTGCATTACCGCTTGAGAGCAGGAATGACGGTGCATTTTACCCCAGTGTTAAAAGGGGCGAAGCGTGGTGGCGTATTTGGCGTGATTGCGGGTATTGCTTTGATTGGTGCAGCTGTGTTACTTGGCCCTGTCGGTGGCATTATCAGCTCTCAAGCGGCAATGATGTTGGGCGGAATGGGGGCGTCTATGTTACTAGGGGGCGTGGCACAAATGCTGACCAAAACGCCGAGTATGGGTAATTTCAACGAGCAAGAGAAAAAATCTTCAACGGCATTCAGTGGGCTACAAAATCGGGTCGCACAAGGGCAAGCCATGCCACTGGCTTACGGGCGAATTTTGGTGGGCTCGATGATTATTTCGCAAGGGATTGAGACCTTTGATGTAGTAGAAGAGAAAAAATAAGGGGCTATTATGGGATTATTCCGCAAAAAGAAAAAAAAAGCACATACGCCCGTTGAGGCAAAAGAGAGTGGACGCAGTAAACAACGTATTAAAATTGTGGAAGTGCTTTCAGAAGGGGAAATTGAAGGTTTAGTAGACGGGTTAAAATCGGTCTATTTAGACAAAACCCCGATTGAAGCCAAAGACGGTTCGCACTATTTCAAAAACATGGAAATTGAAGGGCGTGAAGGGACGCAAACCCAAGAGGTTATGCAAGGCTTTCAAGCGGTCGAAAAAGAAGTTTCCGTTTCAACTGAAATCACCCAACGCACCGCTTTAACCCGTACGGTTACCGATGCTAATGTGAATCGCCTTCGCTTAACCTTGGGCGTACAAGCTTTATTTGAGCAGAACGACCAAGGCGACACCAATCCAGTTACCATTGAGTTAAAAATTACCGTCGGCACACAACAGATTCCATTTACCATTTATGGTAAATACAGCTCACCTTATTCCCGCTCAATTGAGGTGACAAATTTGCCAGCAGTGCCCTTTACCATCAAAGTGGAACGTATCACTGCCGATTCCACCTCAAGCCGCTTGGCGAATAAAACGATGTGGGCGAGCTATACCGAAATCATTGACGCCCAATTCCGCTACCCGAATACCGCCTATATGGGCATGAAATTCGACTCGGAGTATTTCAACAATATTCCCACTCGCACCTATGAAATCTATGGTATCAAAGTGCGTGTGCCGAGCAATTACAACCCTGAAACACGCACTTATACGGGGTTATGGGATGGCACATTTAAAGTCGCTTACACCAATAATCCTGCGTGGATTTTGATGGATATTGTTACCCACAAACGTTACGGCTTAGGCGACCGCTTGGGTGAGTTTAGCGTAGATAAATGGGCGCTTTATCAAATCGCCCAGTATTGTGACCAGATGATTCCTGATGGTTTTGGCGGGCAAGAGCCTCGCTTTACGTGTAATTTATGGCTGACGGAACAACGCAGTGCTTATGATGTGCTCTCTGATTTATGCTCGATTTTCCGTGCGATACCAGTATGGAATGGCACAGAGCTCACTTTTATTATGGATAGACCCTCCGATCCTGTTTGGACTTACACCAATGCCAATGTGGTAGGAGGGCAATTTTCACGCCAGTATTCAGCAATGAAAGCACGCCATAATGCGATTCAAGTGGAATACAAAGATGCCGAGAACAACTACGAGAGCACGATTGAGTATATTTCTGATGATGAGCAGATTCGTAAATTCGGTTTAAACCTCAAAAAAGTGAGCGCTTTTGGCTGTACTTCACGTGGACAAGCGTTCCGCACAGGTAAATGGATTTTAGAAACTGAACGCCTTGAAACCGAAACAATTACTTTCACGGTGGGAAGTGAAGGCTTAATGAATATCCCTGGCGATATTATCCGCGTGAGCGACAACCACTTTGCAGGCACAAATATTGGTGGACGAGTACAAGCAATTCACGGTCGAATCCTTACGCTTGACCGTGAAATTCAATTCAGTGCGAATCATTTTTTAAGTTATATCAACGCTCAGGCGAAACATCAAAAAATACGCATTACCGCTGTTTCTGGCAAGCAGGTGACGTTAGAGTCCGAGCCTGTTGGATTGAGCTTACAAGGGGTGTGGTCGCTTTTAACGCAGACAGTTGCCTCTCAACTTTATCGTTGCATGACGGTAACGGAAAACGAAGAGGGCACTTACACCATTTTTGCCTTGCAACACGAACCGCAAAAAGAGGCGATTGTCGATAACGGAGCGAGTTTTGAGCCTCGCAACACCAGTGTGATAAAAACGCCAACTTTGGAAAGCCTCAATGCGGAGGCGACTCCAAACGGCTTAAAGCTTAACTGGTCGTCTACGGCTGGGGTGGGTACGCTCACTTATGATATTAAGATCCTGAAAGCGGGCAATTTGTATGCCTACCATAAAGGTATCAGCAGCACCGAATTTTCTACAGATGATTTGCCCGATGGAGATTACACTGCGATTGTGATCGCTAAAAATGCAAGCGGTCAAATGCTGAGTGAAAAATCGCAAAGCTTTACCATAAATCGACCGCCTGTACCGCGTGATGTGGCGGTGCTCGGCGGGCTAGGTAATATCACGATCTCGTGGGCGTGGGTAGATGATTTCACCCAAACTGAAATCTGGGCCAGCGAGCAGGATAACCTTGCCACCGCACAACGTTTAACCAAGCTCACTGCAAAAATGTACAGCCATGAAGTCGGTGCAAAACAGGTGCGTTATTACTGGCTTAGACACGTGCGTGGGCAAAATGTTGGGGCGTTTTATCAACAAGCGGGCGTGCGAGGCGAAAGCTCGGTAGATATTGATAAAGAGCTGAAACTGCTGAATGAAAAGCTCAGTCAAAACATCATCAACGAAGTGTTTGATACTGCAGCCCCTGCACGTAAGTTAGAGATGGTAAAAACCGTGGCGAACCTTAATGTGAACCAGTTTCAAGGGGTAAAACAGGTTTACAATGAAAGAGACGGCAAGTTGTATCTCTGGAATGGCAGTCAGTACACATCAAAAATACAAGCCTCTGAAATAGCGGGTCAATTAAGTCAAAATCAACTTGATCATGCATTAATTAACCAACTCAACACAGCAAAAGATTCTGCGACACAAGCCGTAGCACAATCACAAGAGGCTAAACGTAAAGTA